TTGCCAAAAAACGTATGCTCAAATTTGATGTAAGAGATATTAATAAATCGAATTTAAACAAAAGAGATTATGAATACTTAGCGCAGAATCGCCCCGGAGAAAACACAATGTCAGAATCTAGAATGTATGGTAACGAAACAAGAAGTTATCAAAAAATTGGAAAAGCAAGAATAGCAATCAAGCATTCTGCTCCAATCAATGTAGAAAATGCTAACAGTAGAACTAGTAAAATTGGTTCAATTTATATTGAATCACCAACTGGTGAACGTTTTAAATATCCTTATAAACATTTAGCAGGCGCTAGAGCTATGGCATTACATGTTAATGAAGGCGGTCATATGTATGATGATTTTGGCAAACACATCTCCGGGTTGTCAGAAGAAATGTCAAAATTGCGCAAGTTTAGCCAATACATGAATCGCAGTAGTGTAATGGCAGAAACATTAGAAGGCTATACAGATATTGTAAAAGGGCGTATCAAAGAAGTAAGACAAGAAATACAAAACTTACAAAAACCAGGCTACTATAAAGAAGCAAGTGAAAATTATGAAGTTGCTGTCATGGAAGAAGTTCCAACTGATGTATCCGATGCATGGGTTGATCAACTTACTATCAAACAGTTTAACGAAGAATTAAAAGATGTGTTTCCATACATTTATAACTTAGTAGGCACAAATGTTGTAGAAACAATGGACCTAGACGATATTTTAGATGAAGGCTACATGAAAGGCTATAGCAAGTATCATTGTGAAGATTGCGGATGCCAAATGCATAACTGTAAACCAGATTGCGATTGCTCACATGATTCACATGACGAAACTGGTTCGTGGTGGAGAGATGCAGATGGCAACGGTGTTCCTGATGCATTTGAATCAACAAACAAGGTTGACTACGACAGAATTGTAGAATTAGCAATTGACAAATTAATGGGTCAGTTTGCTGAAGAAGTAAACGAAGCAAAAGCAAGACCAGGATATTGCTCAGACGATTGTTGTGGCGCAGATGTAAAAGCAGAAGATTGCACATGTGCTCCAACATGTAAGCATTGTGATTGCAATGCAACCAACGAAGCAAAAGAAAAGCCAAAAGGTTCGTTTGAACCACACCCTGGTGCTTTTGACTGGGATGCTAACATGGATGATGACGATGATGATGATGAAAAAGAAGCATATTCACCAGGCGATGAAAACGAAGAAGGAATGGTAAGCAATTGTTGCGGCGCTCCGATTATGGATGTTTATGACGGGCATGGTAGATGCTCAGATTGTAAAGAAATGGCAAGTGCTGTTCCAGAATCAAACGATGATACAATGGATGTTAAAGTAGGTCCACAAGGCATGGAACCAATGGATAAAGAACCAGAAAAAGAAAAGACCCCAATTGGAGAGTTTATTCTATCTTACTTTGATAGAGAAAACGGAACTTTTCCTAAAGGCGAAACAGCAGTTCTTACTATGGTGGAAAAAGAGTACGGTGAACAATATGTAGAGCCAGCTGCTAAATTTATTAAAAAAGTAGAATCAATGATTATGGCTCGCCAGGCAGAGCAACAGACAAGATATCCAGAAACAGAACTAGCAAAACAAGGCGAAGTTGATGAACGTTCACAATTTGAATTATACAGAAATAGCATCGTATTGTATGATCCAACTACAATGGAAGTGAAAAGAACATATCCATTAGGTCATGGTAAACGAGCAAGCGCAGACGCAGAAAAATTAGACTTAATTGCTACTGACGGTGCTAACTATATGGAACTTGTTAGAGACAAGAAACGCATGGCAGCACAAGATACTGAAAAACCAGCAGAGCTACCAAAAGCACAAGAACCAAAGAAACCAGGCGCATTAGATAGAATTAAATCGTTAGCTGGTTTAAACTAATCAGCTAACTTTTTGAAATTATTGTCAAAAAAACACTTGACAATGATAAATAAATTGTGTAGTATAATAACTGTGCTACACATTAAAGGCACATAGAACATAGGCAATATATAAGGAGGCATAACTATGGCATCATTAGCAGAAATTCGAGCAAAGCTCAAAGAACAAGAATCACGCACAAGCGGTAATTCTAACAGCGGCGGCGATAACGCAATTTACCCATTTTGGAATATGAAAGAAGGCGAGCAAGCAACGCTACGCTTTTTACCTGATGGCGACGAATCTAATACTTTCTTTTGGAAAGAACGCTTGATGATTAAACTACCATTTCAAGGTATTAAAGGTGAAACCGATTCACGTCCAGTACAAGTACAAGTTCCGTGTATGGAAATGTACAGCGAGTCTTGTCCAATTTTACAAGAAGTACGTGGCTGGTTTAAAGACGCAAGTCTTGAAGACATGGGTCGTAAATATTGGAAGAAACGTTCATACATCTTCCAAGGTTTTGTTGCTGATGATCCACTTAAAGAAGATTCTCAACCAGAGAATCCAATTAGACGTTTTATTATTGGTCCACAAATTTTCCAATTAATTAAGGCAGCACTTATGGATCCAGACATGGAAGAATTACCAACAGATTATACTGCTGGTGTAGACTTTCGTTTGTCAAAAGGAACAAAAGGTGGTTATGCTGATTACGGCGCAAGTAATTGGGCACGTAGAGAACGTCCACTAAGTGATAGCGAAATGAGTGCTATTAATACAAACGGGTTGTTTAACTTAAACGACTTCCTTCCTAAAAAGCCAGATGAAGTTGGCGTAAAAGTCCTTACTGAAATGTTTGAAGCAAGCGTAGACGGTGAAGCATATGACGCTGAGCGTTGGAGCCAATATTTCCGTCCAAGCGGAATGGCAGCACGTACAGGTGATCCGCAAAATAGAGCACCAGCACCAGCACCAGCACCTGCTCCGGCAGCTCCTGTAGCAGAAACTGTAACTGATACAGGCTGGCAAGAACCTGCTCCAGCAGCAACGCCAGAATCTGCTCCTGCTCCAGCAGCAGAAGAAACAGGTGGCGCTCAAGACATTCTTGCAATGATCAGAGCACGTCAAGGTCAATAATAGAAAGGGCTTCGGCCCTTTCCTACACTTTTTAGAATAGGAGATATATATGGCTACTAAGGCATTCGATCCTAGTAAGTTCCGAAACTCATTAACAAAATCTATTAAAGGTATGAGTGCAGGGTTCAATGATCCACAAGACTGGATTAGCACAGGCAACTTTGCACTTAACTATCTGTTAAGTGGTGATTTCCGTAAAGGTATTCCATTAGGTAAAGTTAGTGTATTTGCTGGCGAAAGTGGCGCTGGTAAATCTTATATTGTGTCTGGTAACATTGTGAAGTCAGCACAAGAACAAGGTATTTTTGTTGTACTCATTGACACGGAAAATGCTCTCGACCAATCATGGTTAGAAGCGTTAGGAGTTGATTGCGATGACAGCAAACTACTCAAACTAAACATGGCAATGATTGATGATGTTGCTAAAACTATTAGTACATTCATGGATGACTATCGTAGTATGAACGAAGAAGATCGTCCTAAGGTGTTGTTTGTAGTTGACTCGTTAGGCATGCTTATGTCACCAACTGAAGTTAATCAGTTCGAAGCAGGTGATATGAAAGGTGATATGGGTCGTAAGGCCAAAGCACTGAAAGCACTTGTTACTAACTGTGTGAATATGTTTGGCAGTTACAATGTAGGCATGTGTGTTACTAACCACACTTACGCATCACAGGATATGTTTGATCCAGATGATAAGATTAGTGGCGGTAGCGGCTTTGTATATGCTAGTTCAATGGTTGTTGCCATGAAGAAACTAAAACTCAAAGAAGATGCTGATGGTAACAAAACTAGTACAGTAAATGGTATTAGAGCAGCGTGTAAAGTTATGAAAACACGTTACGCTAAACCGTTTGAAGCAGTACAAGTAAAGATTCCATATGAAACAGGTATGGATCCATATTCAGGTATGTTTGATTTGCTTGAAGCAAAAAAACTACTTGAAAAACAAGGTAATCGCTACAAGTATATTGATAGCGCAGGTGTAGAAACATTAGAATATCGTAAGAATTGGACAGGTGACAAACTCGAAATGATCATGGCCGATTTACCGGCAAAAGAACAACAAATGGTAAATATCGCTAACGCAACCGAAGAAGTTGTGATTGATCATAACGAGGAGTTAGCCGAGAATGAATGACGAACAAATTGTAGATATATGGAATTTATTTAAAAATTATATTGATAAAAAACATGTAGAAACAATAGCAGAAAAGTTTATTGATTTATTAGCAGATTATGGAATAGATGATATTTCATTCAAGGATTGCCTCGGACACGACAAAGACCTTGATGCTGCTATTTTATATTATTTAGACTTGGATGCTGATGTAGATGACTACGACGAATACGAGGATGAGTAATGGGATGGTACAGCCAAGTAAGTAGAAACATTGGTGAAATTCCTTCAGCAATACAATACTTTGAAACTGAACTTAACGCAGCAAAAGCAGAGTGTAAGTTAGTTGGCAACGTTGAAAAAGCAGCATCACAAATGCCTGGTATCGTTGAACACCGCTTTAATCAGTTACAAGAAATTGAAGCAATTTTAAATTACTTAAATATTGAGCTACGTAAATTGCGTAGCTCCTTTTTTCGTAAATATCTTGAAAACTATCAACGGGCACTGTCTAGTCGTGACGTAGAAAAATACGTTGATGGCGAGGCAGATGTCGTTGATTATGAAAAGATTATTAATGAGTTTGCGTTATTGCGTAACAAATGGTTAGGAGTATTAAAAGGTCTTGATCAAAAGCAATGGCAAATTACAAATGTTGTCAAACTCAGAGTAGCTGGAATGGAAGACGCATCTTTGTAAATACTGTATGTTAACAGTAATACTTCCAGCAGCAGGAAAAGGTACAAGATTAAATTTACCTTATCCAAAAGAAATTTTACGCTTGGATAAAAATCAAGCATTAATTGATTATAGTTTTGATTTTTTTAAAGACTATAATAGAAATGAAGTTGAATTTGTAGTTGTAATAAACGAATACAAAACTGAAATTATAGAATACCTGTCAAAGTACAAAGACAAATATAATATTAGCTTTACATTTCAAAATCCAAATGAACTAGAATACACTGGTGCGATTAAGTCAGCATCGCATTTGTTTGGCAATTATAATGTAGTATTATTACCTGATACTATTTTAAAACTTAAACAAAATGCTAATTTATATGATACTGTTGTAAAGCGTTTAAATGCTAACAGATTTGTTTTCTTTTATAAAAAAGAAACTGATCCACTAATGTTATCAACTAAAGGCGCATTACAAGTAGATAATAATTTCATTAAAATATATGAAGATAAACCGCAATCAAATTTTAATCAGTTTAACGCATTTTGGTGTAGTTTTGCTTTCCAAAAAAATGCGTTTTCTGATGCTATGTCATTTATGGAAAAAAGTACTCTAAAACAAAATTTTAATGTAAAGGATATGTTAACAACTCCGTTCTATAATAGTGAAGGAATAGAAGTAGAAGATTATATCGATTTAGGAACATGGCCTGAAATACGAAGACTATTACAAGAACATAAGGATAGTATATGAAATTTTATATACCTATTGATTTTTATAGTAGATATAGTTTTAGATCTCGAGGACATCTAATGTTAGAAAACATGGATAGCTCACATGGCTTTGTAACGAATATTGAGGAAGTAATAGGTGATGATCTATATGTGTTTGGAAAAAACTTTGGTGAAAAAGAGCTTGATCATTGTATAAAAAATAATATAAATTTTGTAATAGATATATCTGATTATAAATTTCATAAAAATAAAATAAAAAACTTATATGAAGAAAGCAGTAAATACTGTAAAAAATTTGTAGCAACGTGTAAATTTTTAGCACAATCAATTGAAAACATGTTTGATAAAGAATGTGTTGTTATTCCTGATCCAACTGAACGCAAAAAAGGTACTCCTAAAATAAAAATAATAAACCCTAATGATAAAATAAAATTAGTGACTTATGGCGCTCATAAAAATTTACGATCAGTTGATTTTACAAGGATAGTAGAGTCTTTACAAGAAGTGCATAAAAATATAGAACTTAAAGTTATATGTAATAATCCAGTTTTTGGTCCTGTAGAATTTGTAGAATGGAACTTTGAAATACAAGAAAAAATTGTTAATGAAGCTGATTTTGTTCTTATACCAATTGATTACGAAGATAAAAAAAGAAATTACTTACGTAGTAAAGGAAATAACAGACCTATAGATGCTATTCAGCAAGGTAAGTATGTAATAACAAGCGACACAATACCAAGTTATAGAGATTTAAAACCTTTTTTATGGGCTGGAGATCTTACACTAGGATTAGAAGATGCTATAAAAAACCCGGCTAAAGCCTACCGTAAAGTAAGAAAAGGCCAACAACATATTGATATATATTATACACCTAGTCATGTAGCACAAATGTGGTTAGAATTAGAAAGAAGTATTTAATGGCAGTCTCACGAAAATATCTCCAAGATTTAAGAGTTTTACATAAGACTCACAATTTTGGAGGAGGTAAAAAGTTAGACCAAGCATTAAGAAAAGTATTAGATACTGGTAAAGTAAAATCACTTTTAGATTTTGGATGCGGCCAAGGACATATGTCAAATGCTATAAAAAATGAATATCCTGATATTAAACTTTACTCTTACGATCCTGTTACAAACCCAATAGTGTTGCCAGACAAGGTTGACATGATTATTAGTAGCGATGTATTAGAGCATATTGAACCAGAGCTGCTTCAAGAAACGTTAGAAGATTTATTTAACAGAGTTACCAAATATCAATATCATTTAATAGCATGTCATCCTGCTAAGAAAATATTACAAGATGGACGAAATGCTCATTTAATTGTTGAACAACCAAAATGGTGGAAGAAAAAATTAGGTCAATTTCGTTGGAAGATTTCCCATGAAAATATCAAAGAACGATATGTTGAAAAATACGATTTAAATATAGTAAAATACATTACAGTGATAAAAAAATGAAACAAGTTTATAATTATTGGATGCCAGATACTGACATTCACTTTGAACGTCTTATAACAAAAAGAATAAAAAAGGGTGGTCCGCCTGAATACCAAGATGATGTACGTACCGAAGCTTACAAGTATGTTACAGATTTTGATGTAGCATTAGATGTAGGTGCTAATGTAGGACTATGGGCAAAGCCGTTATGTAAAGAGTTCAAACAAGTAATAGCATACGAACCTCTTAAACAAGTATATACTTGCTTAGAAAAAAATGTATTTGGATTACCTGTAAAAATAAACAGACACGCACTGGGTAATATAAACGGCAAAGTTGAAATGGTGTTTGATGAAGAAAATACAGGCGGCAGTTTTGTCAGCGAAGTTGGCACTGGGTCTATTAATATTAGACGTTTAGACGATTTAGATATACCTAAATTTGGATTATTAAAAATTGACTGCGAAAGACACGAACTAGAAGTATTACAAGGCGGCATAGAAACAATATTAAAATACAAACCAATTATTGTGTGTGAGCAACAAGCTGATACAAAAGAATGTGCTGGACGCTTTTTAAAGTCTTATGGTGCAAAAGAAATTACTAATGTCAGAAAAGACTATATCTTCGGATGGTAACAAGTAAATACCTACATGACGACAGTATTTGTATCTGGTGGTTTTGATCCACTACACTCAGGACACATTGAATATTTCAAAGCAGCAAAAAAATTAGGTGATACTTTAGTTGTTGGTTTGAATAGCGATCCGTGGTTAGAACGCAAAAAAGGCAAAGCATTTATGCCTTTTGAAGAACGTGCTAAAATTATTGAAAATTTAGAAGTAGTTAACAGCGTTATGTTAGTCCCTGATGACGAAACAGGAGGAACTTCTAAAGCAATTGGAGTTTTGATACAAACTACTACTGATAAAATAATTGTTGCTAATGGTGGAGACAGAATCGACGGAGATATACCAGAACAAAAAACATACGGAGATCATCCTAATGTTGAGTTTGTATTTGGTGTTGGAGGCGAAGATAAGAAAAATAGTTCAAGCTGGATTTTGTCAAACTGGGAAAAGCCTGTTACATACAGAGATTGGGGCGAATACAAAGTATTAGATCGCAACGGAGAATGGCAAGTTAAAGAACTTACATTTTACGAAGGCAAAGCATTAAGTGATCAAAGACATTTTAAACGCAGCGAACATTGGCATGTCGTAGACGGTGTTATCAATATGTTTTTAGAAGACAAACAAGGTAACAAAACTAGCACCTTGCTAGTTCCAGGAGACAGCATAGACATTCCACTTGGTTGGTGGCATAAAGCAGTAAACATAGATAACAAAAACGCTAAAGTTATTGAAGTTTGGCTAGGACAAGAATTAACGGAGAAAGACATTGAGCGAAGAGATTAGAGTATTTGTAGGATACGATACAAGAGAAGACATTGCATACAGAGTATGTAAGCACAGTATTGAATCGTTGTCTACTGTTCCTGTCAAGATAGAACCCTTGATACAAAAAGATTTACGGAAAGCAGGTATATACACACGCGAAGTAGATCAATTAGCAAGTACTGAATTTACGTTTACAAGATTTTTAATTCCTCATCTTTGTAATTTTAAAGGCTGGGCTTTATTTGTAGATTGTGACTTTGTGTTTAAACAAGATATTAGACAATTGTTTGCCCAAAAAAATAATAACTTTGCTATTATGTGTGCCCAACATGATTATACGCCAAAAGAAGGCACAAAAATGGATGGTCAACAACAAAGTCAATATCCAAGAAAAAACTGGTCTAGTATGATGTTAATTAACTGCGAACATCCAGCTAATAAAATTGTAACCGCTGACTTTGTTAATGATCCACTTAAAACTGGAGCATTTTTACATAGATTTAGTTGGTTGCCAGATAATCTAATTGGCAAAATCAGTCATGAATGGAATTGGTTAGTAGGTTGGTACAAAGAACCACAGGATGGTAGACCACAAGCATTACACTACACCGAAGGCGGTCCTTGGTTCAAAGAATATAAAAATTGTGAATATGCTACTGAATATTATTCCATGGAAAGAGATTACCTCTTAAAGGAAGTCGAGGATCAAAAAAAAAGACTAGCGCATTAAGAGAAAAGCCTGCCACATTAACTGATCTTTCTTATCCGAAACGTACTATGGAAATTTTAGATCTTACTACTAAAACTATAATTGATCCTTATGAGTATGTTTGGAAAACAAAAAAAGAATTAAGAAGTAAATGGAAGGAAGATACTGTGGGTATAAAAGTAGCAGCTATAGCACCAAATGCTGAAGATTTTAATCTAGCAAAAAAAGGTGTAGATTATGATCCGTATCTAACTGATTTTATTACAGGTTGTGGTGGGTATTTAAGCACATTTGAATACGAAAAAAATAACAAAAATCCACTAGTCATAAGAGGACTTGGAGGCGGCGGCCAAAAAGCTCTTAAACATTGTGTTGAAAATAATAGAGATTTTTATGCTATTGATACTGGTTACTTACAACCAAGTACAAAAAAAGAGTATCATAGAGTAACTTTCAACGCTTTACAAAATATGGGTCCTCTTATTGAAAGAGATTTTGATCGTCTTTCACGTTTAAGATGGAAATATAGGAAGCGAAAGAATCCAGGTGAAAATATATTAGTATGTCCACCTAGTGAAAAGGTTATGAAATATTATGGAGAAGATATTAATGTATGGATGCAAAACACTATTGCCAAAATAAAAAAATATTCTGATAGACCTATTGTTATTAGACAAAAACCAACACGTAGAGAAAGAGTTACAACAGATACAATTTGGAATGCGTTAGATGATGCTTATTGTTTAGTTACATATAATAGTATCGCTGCTAGTGAAGCTATTCTAGCTAATGTACCAGCAATAGCATTAGCTCCTAACGCTGCTTCCGTAATATGTGAAACACGAATAGAACAGATAGAATTTTTACAAAAATATCCTAAGGATTTAGTAGAAACATTTGCTGCTCATTTGTCTTATTGCCAATTTACTAGTCCCGAGCTTCGTAATGGAACAGCTTGGAGAATATTAAATGAAAGTAGTTAGTTATTTTAATGTTGTTCCTACAGTGAATAACAATAGAGAAAAATATCTTTTATTAGAAAATTTTGTACAAGGTGTAAACGCAGTAGGCGATACTGGTATATTACATAAGGGATTTGATGTTCTTGATAGTGACGTAGGAGTAATACAAGGATGGACACATGAAATAGGAAAAAGTGCTCCCCATTTAAAACTACGACAACAAGTAATAGATACACAAGGTGCTATGAAACATAAAGCTGTAATAACTGCTGATAGCAATCTTTTTTTATATCATACAAAAACTAATCAACCTCATTGTTATCTAAGATATAGTTTTAATGGCGTGTTTCCAAATACAGGTAATTATTGCGATACAAATCCAGATCCTAATCGTTGGCAACAAATTCAAAACGATTTGGGTGTAAGATTAGAAGAATATAAAAAAGGCAAACATATAGTACTTTGTTGTCAACGTAATAAGGGCTGGAGTATGGGAGGATATAATGTTACTGATTGGATTGTTAACACAGTAAAAGAAATAAGAAAATACAGCGATCGTCATATTATTGTAAGAGCACATCCTGGTGATAAAAAAGCTAGAGTATATCTAAATCCTCGATCTAACCCAGTAAAACATTTACCAAATGTAAGTATAAGTCAATTTGGAACTCCGTTAGAACAAGATTTGTTAAAATGTTATGCTGTTGTAAATCATAATAGTAGCAGCATTGTAGGACCAATAATCAAAGGCTATCCAGCTTTTGTTACAGATCCTGAACGTAGTCAGTGTGCTGAAGTAGCACATTATGGATTTGAAGACATAGAGAACCCCAAAGAGTTTGACAGAGAGAAATGGTTACAGCGTATAAGCATGTTTCATTGGAAATTATCTGAGCTTCAAGACGGCACTTGTTGGCGTCACATGCGTGAGTTTGTCCAGTAACTTTCATTACGAGGCTTTATCAAATCTCTAGGTTTGTTACTTTTGCCAATATTTTTACGATCGCCTTTTAAGTGATCTAAGTAGGCTCCTAACCCACTATTAATTAATGGATGACCTTCGCCGTTAACTAAGTTTCCACTAATATTATAAAATGCTTCGTTAGGATATTTACGTTTTATCTTTTTTAATATTTCGTCAAATACATAACTATCATGCCATTCTTCCATACGAAAAATTCCATACTCAGCATGTTCATATACGTGTTCAAACTCTTTTAAAAATTCTAATCCAATATTGTTACGTAAATTTATTCCGTAGAATCCACATTCTGGCCATTTTTTACCTCTTCCTAAGTAACTTAAATATGCTCTGTCTGGTAAAAAGTTTTTAAATGCTTTATAAGAAAACTTACTATGTACAATTGTATCAGCATCCATCCATACAATCCAATCTGTATTACAATTTTCAGCAGCATCAAATACAGCATATACTTTGTTAGCAAAACGTATGGCATCCCATTTAAATTCTTTGTGCCAATCTCTAGGTCTGCGTTTCTTTATTTCAGGAGGACATTTGCCATTTGCTTTTGGTTCATTTTTCCAACGTTCTTTAAATGCCATTAATTTAGGCAATTTTTCTTTTTGATCTAATATTTGTATACGTGGATCTTTTGTAGTAGGGGAACAATCTTCAGCATATAATCTTAAATTAATGTCTTGATCAATATTTTCACTAAAACTATTAACAAAACGCTGTCCATAAAGTTCTAACACTGGCTTGTGAAAAGTAGATACTACTGTAATTGACATTGACATTTCCTTATAAATATGTTACTATTTAACTATGAAGTTTAGATTATGGACAGAATACGGTGCACTTAATTCCAAAGATATTTTTCGGGCTTTTAGCAATTCTATTATTCGCAATGGCTGGAGTATTAGCAATAGTAATGATTATGGGGATTCCGATGTTCATGTTATTTGGAGCGTTCTTTTTCATGGCAGAATGGCTAGGAACAAAGATATTTGGTCCTATTGTGTTTCAAATAACAGACCGGTTATCGTCCTCGAAGTTGGCGGAATCAAAAGAGGCAAAACGTGGAAAGTGGGAATCAACGGGATCAACCGTGATGCCTACTTCGGTGATACAGGACAAGATGCGTCAAGAGCAAAAGCGTTAGGTATTAAATTACAACCTTGGCGAACAAACGGCAAGTATATTCTTGTTTGTGGACAACACGACAAAAGTTTACAATGGCATGATATGCCTCGTATGAGCAATTGGTTTTTAAATACCTACGATGAAATACGTAAGCATACTGACCGTCCTATTGTATTTAGACCTCATCCACGTTGTAGGCTAGAGCATATAGAACGTGGGTTGCGTTATGTAGAAAGACAGGAACCAAGACATATTCATGGAACTTACGACGATTTTGATATGGGCTTTGATAATGTGTGGGCTACTATCAGTCACAGCTCTAATCCGGGAGTTCACTCTTGTATCAATGGTGTTCCAGCTTTTGTTAGTCCCTCTAGTCTTGCTTACGATGTTGGCAACGACATAGATTTTTTTCACGACATAGAAGATCCCTTAATGCCAGATCGAACACAATGGCTTAATGATTATGCTCACACTGAATATACAGTTGAAGAAATAGAATTAGGGTTGCCTTTGAAAAGATTGACTAATAGCTTATAAAGTGTTATAATAAACTATGGATAAAAATTTACAAACAATTGAAGATTGTCTAGAAGTGGTTGCTGGATTAACATCAACTGATAATTTTATCATACATGAAAATGATAAAACAATAATTAATAGTATTGCTAGACAAGTGTTCAAAGGCACAGCACTAACTGATAGACAATGTTTATTAATGAAGCAAAAACTTAGTGACTATTTTACACAATTTTTAGCCTATAATTATACAAACTATGAGGTAGCTGTACACGAATTACGGCAACCTCTTAGACAAATCGATAGAAGAAAATATATAAAAATTACTGACAAAAACGAACGTGAAGAATTAAACAAAGATAATTCACAATGGGTTGTAATTAGATTTCCATTTTCTAAAAAAGCAATTGTTAAACTAGAAAAAATAGCAAATAAATTTAGAAAATATTATAGTCATAAAAAAGGATCACACAAACATTTTTTTAAAATAAAAGAAAATATAGTATATGAACTTGTAACAACTTTTAAAGATAGTGAATTTGTAATTGACAACTATTTACTTGATATGTTTAAGGAAGTAGAAATTATTAAAGAAGAACCTAGTAACTATGTTCCTGGATTGTGGAATGGAAAAATAAAAAACATTTCTAAAAGTGGCACAGACTTTATTGAATCTAAAATGAACAAGTTAAGTAATTTACAACTATTTGATAGAAGAAGACTATATGGACTTAATTATATTACTCACGACATAGATGACACATTACCAAATTTTATTGCTCATCGAGAATGGATAGATTGTTACATTGATAACGAAACACATAGTTTACAAAATGTATGCGACAGTTTATTATATTTAGATAGATTACCGTTATTAGTTCTTTTAGATACAAATGAAGAATACGCACAGCTTTCAAAAGTACATACAGCACTTTGTGGTATACCAACTGAGCAACAAACTGTATTATTTAGAACAGAAAATAAAACAGAAAATGATAAAAATTTCAATAATTATATTCATAAAAATAATTTGAATAATTGGTTTGACAAAAAAACAAAAGTTTTATATCTTAGCAAACAAAAACTTCCTAAGATTTTATTTACAGTTGATTGGCAACCAATGAGTGTTTTGTGCTTGACAAGTACTAGAATTAATACTATAGTTTCTGTATACATGAACGATACTTGCGACTTACATGTATATCATGAAAAAAATAAAAGTATTTTTTGGAGATCAACTAGTGCCTACATGTAAACTGATAATCGAGGACGAAGTAAATATCAAACTAGAAGGGCTAGACGTAGACGTCAGACGAAAACTTAGTAACGCACTCAAGTTCGAAGTACCATACGCACGATATATGCCTCAGTATAAGCTCGGGCGTTGGGATGGCAAAGTTGCTTTCTTTGGTATTGGCGGTACTGGCTATGTCAATCATCTTGATACTATTGTTTCAGTACTTGAGAAAAACAAAGTAAGTATTGTAAATATTGAAGATAAACGACATCCTATACAACTAAACTTTCCACAAGTTACAGAACGCTACTGGGCAGATCAAGGCGTATGCTGGCCTAAAGGACACCCCGCAGAAGGCGAAGAAATTATTTTACGTGACTATCAAGTTGAAGCAATTAACAGCTTTGCTAATAATCCACAGAGCCTACAACAAATTGCTACAGGCGCAGGCAAGACTATTACAACTGCTACACTATCGCATATGAGCGAAAAGTATGGACGTAGTCTTGTTATTGTACCAAACAAAAGTTTAGTTACACAAACTGAAGAAGATTATATCAACTGTGGATTAGATGTAGGTGTATATTTTGGCGATAGGAAAGAACTGGGCAGAAGTCATACAATATGTACTTGGCAATCTCTCAACATACTAGACAAGAAACACAAGGACGGTTCAGCAGTACTATCCTTAGCAGAATTTCTAGATGGTGTAAGCACAGTTATTGTTGATGAAGTACACCAAGCAAAAGCAGAAGTATTGAAAAACTTGCTTACACGCAACTTGCGTAATGCTCCAATACGTTGGGGTCTTACTGGAACTATTCCTAAAGAGAAGTTTGAGTTTGAAAGTATACACGCAAGTTTAGGTCCAGTTATTGGTGAAATATCAGCAAAAGAATTACAAGATAAAGGTGTGTTATCACAATGCCACGTAAACATTGTACAACTTATTGATACAGTAGCACACAGAGGCTATCAAGAAGAACTAAAATATCTAGTTACAAATCAAGACAGAATAAATTATTTAGGCAAATTATTAAACACAGTAAAAGAATCAGGCAACACTCTAATA